TCCGGTTGTACCGGTTGCACCGGTAGGTCCGGTCGCGCCGGTCGCGCCCGTGGGACCGGTTGCCCCGGTGGGTCCGGTGTCGCCAGTTGCTCCCGTGTTTCCGGTTGTACCGGTTGCACCGGTAGGTCCGGTCGCGCCGGTCGCGCCCGTGGCCCCGGTTGCCCCGGTCGCTCCCGTGGCGCCGGTGTCGCCCGTGACGCCCTGAACACCTTGGATGCCCTGAGCTCCCGTGGGTCCAGTTGGGCCCGTGGCTCCCGTTGCACCTCTCGGTCCGGTGTCACCTGTCGCACCTTGAATGCCCTGCGCACCCGTCGCGCCTGTGGGCCCGGTGGCGCCTTGGGGGCCGGTTGGTCCGGTGTCACCGGTAACGCCTTGGCTGCCTTGTGCGCCGGTCGGGCCCGTGGTGCCGGTGGCACCTGTTGAGCCCGTGGGGCCCGTGGGGCCCGTGGCGCCTTGGATGCCCTGAGCCCCGGTCGGGCCCGTTGCACCGATTGCGCCGGTGGCACCCGTTGGACCTGTCGGACCCGTTGGACCTGTTGCACCGTCTGCACCAATGTACCCGTCAGCACCTTGTGGACCTGTCGGGCCAGCCGCGCCCTGCGCACCTGTGGGGCCGGTTGGACCAGTCGCGCCGCCCGCTCCTTCAGCGGCGACCCATGCTTCACCGTTATAGACATAGAGAATCTCAGTAACGGTATTGAAGTACATATCGCCAAGTACCGCCGGCGTCGGCGCACTAGCAAGTGCAACGACGTTAAGCGGTACAAGTCTGCGGACGGACACGACTGGCTACTCCTTAGCCAACAACTACGACGCGAATTGAAGCAGCGGACGGCGCCACTGCAAACCCGAGAGTTACAGTGTTCGAGTCTGTCACGGCTACGTCAGCTTCAACAAGTGCATTGCTCTGGTAGCACTGAACAATAACATCGGTGGTGCCCAGATTGTGCGTGACCGTGGCAGTGGTTGCGCCACCGACCGTTGCCGTGTACTTTTGCGGCAGCGGGTTGGAAGTGCTAGACAGGTTGGTGCGAGCGTTGCCGGCCGTGGTTGCGCCTGTGCCGCCGTTGGCGACAGCGATCGTCGTGCCGTTCCAGGTACCAGTAGTAATGGTGCCCAGAGTGGTGATCGTGTTCTGGCCAACGTAGGTCGATGCAATGTCAATCGAGTCGGAGTTGACCGTGATCCGGTCCGCGGTTCCGACTGCATCAACTGTGTTGCCGGTTCGAGTAAGACCGTTTCCAGCAACAACCTGACCAAGGCCAGTGAACTGCGTGAACGCAATCGCTGTGGTGCCGAGCGTAATGGTGCCGTCGGTGGTCAGCACCCAGCCGCTATCGGCGTTAGACGTGCCTTCCTCGACGAATACAGCAAACGCGGACGTGAACTCAGCTGACGTGTCTGTGTCAGACGAACGTGACCAGGACGAAGCCCCGACGACGTACACGCCATTCTGGTTCGCGGTGGTCTGGTTCTTGACGAGAACGCGGTTGCCGGCGGCAAGCACAACGCCGTCGACGGTCTGCTCTCCGCTGAGAGTGATGTTGCTCGTCGTTGCGGCGCGAACGGATGGCTTCCAGTCGATGCCGACAACAGCATTGTCAACGTAGCCCTTGGTTGCCGCATCTGTCGCATTAGTGGGCTCGGCCAGGTTTGTGATCTTCTGGCTATTGAGGCTTACCGATGCGGTTGGCGCGGAGAGCTGATCGAGCCGGTTTGCCTGGACTTTGGTGTTGAACGACGTTGTCTCGATCTTGGTCGCCGAGATGTCGGCGTTCGCGTTGACGTCCTCGTTGACGATTGCGCCGTTGGCGATCTTGGCGCTCGTGATCGTGCTGTTGGGAATGTTTGAACCGTCGAACGCGACCCAGCCGTCGACTGAATCGAGGCTGGTGTCCCCCGTATAGACGAATGCCTTCTTGAGGTCGGTGCGGAAGACGATCTGACCGGTAGCCGGAGTGGACGGGAACGTGGTTACGGTCTGGATCGCAACATTCTGGATCTCAAGCTTGCTGAGATCAATTGGTGTCAGGAATTTGCGTGCCATGAGTGCTAGTTCTCCTTACGAAAGGTATGCTTCACCGGTGAAGGGAAGCGCGAAGGTGACAACCAGCTCGTTCTCCGAGATGTGCTCAAACTCGCCTTCCACAATTGTTCCAACAGAGTCGATTGTCGTTACGTTTGGGTAGAAGTCGAGATTGTGAACGATTTGCCATTCCGTGCTTGACACGCCTTGTACATGGTGGTACGCGACAATGCGCGGCTCGCCGACTGGTCCCGTAGGTCCTGTCGGGCCAACTGCTCCTTGCGGCCCTACTGAGCCTCTCGGGCCAGACGAGCTTAGACCTTCAGCGATTGGTTCGGTTGCCGCGTCGCTTGTTTCCTCGAAGAGGTCGACTGGGCTTCCATCACCGTACGGGAGCGTAACCCAGAGCTGTCGCGGACGTACTCCGTTGATTCGAATTGTGACCTGGTACACCCAGTTTGAGGGTTTTAGTTCTGGATTGTCCGTGGTTGGAAGTTCTACCTCAAACTCTCCGAAGCCATCAAATCGAACTACGATCGGGCTTTCAATGAGTACTGCATCGCCGGAGTCAAGTACTCGAGTGTTAGGAGCAAACGATACAGTCCCTTTTGCCGGATTTCCCCGGAAAGTGATGTAGCGCCCTGTCACAACTCGAGTGACAACGTCCGGCGACCAGCTCACCTAGGCTCCGATCTTCCGCTGTCAGCTCAGATTTACTGCTTTGTACAACTACGGAATCGTTAGTAAAGACTAACTACCTAGGCAATAATAGCAGGCAACTTCGGCGTGTTAAGTGTTCTAAGACGTGAACCCGATGTTAAGCGTACCATCCGAAGAGGTACTATCACCTTCAACACCTTTTACACCGTACTCATCGTCGCTGTCATCAAAAGATGCTTCACTATAGGCTCCGAGTGCCGCGTGCGCGGCTGCGCCGATCCAGTGTTCCTCAGAGTCTACTGTACTCGTGGCATAGACGAGATCGCGAGCGGACAGCATTGCGGCGACAGTTGTTGGCGGTAGCGGGTCCTCGAGATCGAGCATTCCGCCCCAGACGACACCAATTCGAGTCAAGTTGTCCATGTCGTGATCAGAACCCTTGCCTGTCAGAAGATCCTCCGCGTGCCTTAGGACCCTTTTTCGCGCGTCTTTTACAGGACGGCGAGATCGGACCATGCTTTTCCTCCGACCAACATGCTTACCATGCCAGGCGGAGATACCGAGCCGGTACGCTCCTTCCACCACGTCGATTCTGACTCCATGGCGGGGACCTGGATCCACGTTCGCGGACCCATTGATTCTATTTTGAGATGATGATGATGGCCGGTGATGACAAGGTGCGCGTCGCCGACAGGCGCCATGTTCTTTGCGTGTTCGGCTACCCATGCGGGTACGTTGCCCCGCGGGACCTGATGCCCATGTGCGAGTGCGGTTACAGTTCCTGAGATGTCAAGAACAAGAGTGCCTGAGTCGATTTCCGGGATGGCAAAACTTACATGCCCGTATGCTTCAGCATTCTGCTCCAATGCGTCTGCGACTGCGACGACTGCGTCAAGGTCCCACGAATCGTCGATGCGGGTCGCCATTTTTCCGGCTACGCGTACAGTTTCACCGTGATTACCTGGCACGGCGACAACAAGAAGCTCGTCGCACTCTTTTGCAATTGTTGTGACCATGTGCATGACGATGCGGCGGTACAGACGTACTTGGTCTGTCATAGACAGCGTTGTGCGCCAAATGTTTGAGCCATTCTGCGAATTGAAGCCTTCAACACAGTCTCCGGTGAGTGCAAGAATTGCGCGACCGGGCCAGCGCTTGAGTCGGCGAAGTTCATTGATGCGGTCGATTGCCTGGTCTGTTGTGTTGAGAATTCTCTCGACTGTGCCCTCGACTCCGTCGCCATCGATTTTGCCGAGTTGCCAGTCGCCGGTCGCGAGTACCCATGTGGCATCACTCAGAAGGGACTCAGGGGCGTCTTTTGCCTTTCGTGGCTTGTGCCTTGCAATAACCTCGACCAAGTCATCGTAGGGAATCTTAGCCACTGCGGGTTCGATTTTGAAGCGGTAGCGCCAGATCGGGCGAGTTACGGCGTCTCCGCCTTCGTCATCTCGATGCCATGCGGCGGGGTCGTATCGTGCTTCTACGGGGCGAACGGACCAGCCTTGTGGTACGGCGACGCCGAGTGATTCGACGGCTTCTCGCCAGGAGTCTTCATCGTCGAGGCTCGGGCCAAGATCAGTGGTGATGAGCATTCCACCGTCGCCCTCGTGTCGAATTCCTGGTTCCCATCCGGATGGGTACATTGCTCGAGGGGCAGAGATTGGGCTTCGAGTGGGTGTGCTTTGTAGTTTTTTGATGCTATCGGAAATACTCATGAGGACTTGGGCTCCGACCTGTGATGCTTGAAGCATCGACACTCGTGGCGGCGGTGCCGCTCAACGGCGATCTTGGATAGGGCGTGTCCTTCGTCTCTAAGAATTCGTGTAAGTTCAGGCGCAGAGAGTCGCTGCGGATCTCCATGCGGGCGCCAGAGTTCTTCCTCCAAGGCTTGTCTGTCTTCGTCTGTGACCTGAGCTAGTACTGTTGCAATCGGGCACGGCAACCCTGGGCCGTTGGATTGCGGTCGCTGACGAATGCGCTCGGCTATCGACAAGTCGATGTCCTTCCCGCTCTGGCAGACCGTCCATAGGCCTGCTAGAAAAACGGTAACGCAAGTTGGACGCCGTATGGCCGGTAACTTAGCCACAAATGTTGTCTAAAGATTAGACAGGTAGCTGGTCAGAAAAGAATAAATGCCCGACGGCGAGAAGAAAAAATGTAACTGCTCATGCTGTGAACTGACTTTGCGCTAGTTGTTATTCTTGGGAGTTTGAAGTCCGTAGACCGGACCGGCATTTCCGAAGCGTGATGCTGCCCCTTGAGATGTTCCGTGCACTATTCCTACGAGTAGATCTCGAATCAACCCGACCTGCGTCGATGTGTCTTTTGTCGTATCGTCAAGATCTTTTACTTGATCGGCGAGCGAATCTCCGCCGTTTGGCCAAAGCTGGTGTTCAACCCGAGAGAGCCGGTCGCTTACGGTTCTGCCGTTCTCGTCGACGCCGATGGCGTCTTCTACTCGCTTGGCGATCTTGTAGACTGCCACAATTCCGCCGATGATGACGGCCAGCGCTCCAATGATGGCGGCGATGGTGGTGATAGCCGAAACTTCAAAAATAGCCATTATCATCCTTTAGTGGCGAGCACGTGTCACATCTGACCGCTGCGGGTGATCATGGGTATATTGTAGGGTCATGAAAAAGATGTGACGGTAGATCTTTGCCGGACTTGAGTGTCTTCAATTCTTAAGATATTTGCGCACGAAAGCAGTCTTATTTTTTCGGTGCTTTTTTGCATTGCTCTAAACTCTTTGCAACTCAACGCCTTTTCTCGCGTCTCGAGAAAGAGCGTGACTTTTTCGGTGTTTCGATGTGTACTTTGTCGGACGCGATGAGATACAGTCCGTCTGTCACAAATTGCACAAATTGCACAAGTTTGTATTCCTAGCGCGATGCAGTTCGTGGCCAAGTGACGAATTGACCTTAGATCGCAACGGTTTTCAGGGGTGAACATATGCAACATTCGCGCCGCATGAGCATTCGCGGGGTGGCCACTACGTACGGTCTGCCACCGCGAGCCGTGGCTCGCGCAGTAGCCTCAGGCGACTTGCCCGCCGTGCGCACGATAACCGAGACTGGTCGCGAGCGAGTCTATATCCTTCCGGAAGACGCTAAGCAATGGTTCGAGTCTCTGCATACCCGCGAGGCGCTAACGGCCGCGGGTAGCGCGGCCCGATGAGCGCATGGGAGGCTGCGGAAGGTAGGCTCGGGCCGGCAGCGGACTGGTACGCGACTCAGGGCTGGCATATTCTTCCGTGCTACGGAATTGTCGGAGGCCGCTGCACGTGCGGCGGGGCGCACGCGGAGCCTAAGGACGTTGGCAAGCACCCGCGCATTAGCGAGTGGAACGTTCAGGCTACAACCGACCAGGCGCAGATCTCAGAGTGGTACACCTCGGACCCGCAGTCAAACGTCGGCGTGTACTGCCGGCCGTCTGGCTTTTTCGTCATCGACATCGACCCTCGCTCCGGCGGGCCGGACTCCTTTGAGAAGTTCGAGCAACTCGTTGAAGGCGCGCTGCCTCTGACCGTCGAGGCAATCACCGGCGAATACTCTGTCGGCGGTAGGACAATGCGCGGGCGTCACTTGTTCTACCGCTGCGACGAGTCTGAGTCTCTCGTTGGTAATCTTAAGAAGGCCGGGCTTGGTGGAATTGACATCAAGCATAACGGCTACGTTTTGATCGCGCCGTCGCGGCACTTTTCTGGAAACTGCTACGAATGGGTGCCGGGCAAAGCGCCCTGGGAAATTGAAATGGCGCAGGCGCCCGAAGAACTGCTCTCGGCCTTGCGCAAGCGCGCGCGCTCGTCTGCTTCTTCAAGCGCACTCGGTGAAGGCGACTGGAGCTGGCTGGACTCTCTTGACTTCGGCGGCGAGCGCGTTGACGTTGATCGTCTGCTCGAGGAAGGCATTGACGAAGGCTCACGCGCAGTTGATATCTACGCGATGACGTGCGCGCTTGCAAACAAGTTTCCCGTCAACACTGAAGCTGGCCGCCTTGCGGTTGAGACGATGATGATTCGCTTCAATGCCGAGAAGGTGCGGCCGCCGCTCCCGCTCGAAGGCGCGGGCGGTCTACTCATGCACGTGCATCGCGCTATTCAGTTCGTTATCGACAACCCGAAGACTGAGCGCCTGTGGCCTGGTCTGCAAGAGTGGGCGCAACGGTCGCAGGACGAAAGCCGCTCGAGCACTCCAGCGGCAAAGCCGCGAGCGGATGTCGCAATGACGCCCATGCTCGGTGTTGTTGCGCCTTTGCCCGGAACAATCGCCGGTGCGATATCTTCATCGATCGAAGACGGAGACTCAATCGCGCAGGCATCGAGTCTTACAAACATCGATGTTCCCAGGGACGTTGACGCGCTTCGCGAGGACGAAGGCGGTGAGCCTGGAAAGCGCACTCTCACTGATACGGGCAACGGCCGCCGCGTCGTTGATGCATTTGGCCCCGCGGTTCGTTACACTCCCGGGCTCGGCTGGTTCCACTGGGACGGGTCGTATTGGAAGCCCGACGTTGAAGACCTGGAAATGCGCGAGCTCGCAAAAAAGCTCGCTCCGATCATCGCAAGCGAGGTTGTGCACTACGATGATACAGAGAAGCAAGGCGAAGTTATTCGCTGGGCGCAGCAGTCAAAGTCAAATTCTCGAATCGCAGGAGCGATCGAAAGCGCGACGTCGGACCCTCGAATCATCGTTGGAGTGGAAACGTGGGATGCAGACGAGAATCTTCTCGGTGTTGCGAATGGAGTCATCGATCTTCGCTCCGGCGAGCTGCTGCGCGGCCGACCCGACCTGTACATCACGCGACGGGCGCCGGTTGCTTACACGCCTGGTATGCGAAATGTGCGCTGGGACCAGTTCATTGACTTTGCAACCGGCGGAGACAAGGAACTTCAGGAGTGGCTGCAGCGCGCCGCGGGCTACTCGCTGACGGGATCGCGCAAACACGACATCATGTTCCTGGTGTATGGCCCGCCTGGGTCTGGTAAGAACACTCTCGTCGAAGCGCTCGTGAAATGCCTTGGCACGCAGCAGTACGCGTGGCCGCTGGACTCAAGTATTCTCGCGCAGGGTGATGGTCAGTCGCATGGTAGCGATTTGTATCACTGGGCTGAGCTTCGTGGTCGTCGCATGGTGTGGGTCGATGAGCTCCCTGAGTCTGAGCGCATGAAAGAGAATGGCGTCAAGAAACTCACCGGGTCAAGCGAAATCTCTGCACGGTCGCCGGGTGAGAAACCGTTCACGTTCTCGTCGCGTGCGAAGCTCTGGGTCACAACTAATCACCGCCCGATCATTAGCGATGACGCGATGTGGCGTCGTATTCGCCCGGTGCCGTTGACGAACGTTCCCGAGAATCCCGACCCTGAGTTGAAGTCGTATATCTTCGACCCTGAGGGCGCGTTGCCTGCAGTGCTGTCGTGGGCGGTCGAGGGTGCGATCAAGCTGCTTGGCTCGAGTGCACGCGACCCGCTGGGGTGGTGTAGCGCGGTTACAGACGCAGCAGATATCTATCGCAAGAACGAGGATCGTATTGGTATCTTCCTGAGCGAAGAGACCAAGGAGGCGGAGGGCGGGTCCATTCCGATCAAGTCGCTGTACGCCGTGTATCGAGTGTGGAGCGAGGAGCGCGGCGAGCGCCCGATGACGCAGATCGCATTTCAGCGCAAGATGGCTGATCGCGGAATGGAGATTACCGGTCTTGGTTCACGCGCCGAGATTCGCAACATGTCGCTGCTTCCGCGCGCCGTGTCAAGCGGCGATGTTGACTGGGGCATGGCAACACGCTTTGCTAGATGATTCGCAACATGAACGACACGCGGAGGGCACGCATGATTGTTAGTACCAATGAAGCTGTTCGGCGTCGATCAGAAGAGCTTGAGAAAGTGATTCGCGCCTATTTTGCGCAGCCGGTTCTTGCCGCCGCTGACGAACCGGGCGCAGGTTTCATGTATGACCACAACGCGTTTATCGCCGGGCTCGCGGCGGAGTGCGAGCGCTCGATGAGTCAGATGATCGCCGACGAGCTCGCCGATCTCGCAAAGTACTCCGATGATCAGGCGACGCAGGATTCGCTATTTCAGGCAGCCTACACGGCGCTGCGCCCTGACCCAACGTTCGTGCTTGACACGCCAGATGAAGTCTAGGTGAGAGTATGAATAACGAGATTCACGACGATGACACCGGCGAGAATGATTTCATCACGATCTCTGTCGGTGACATGCACGCCTGGATTCTAGAGGCGATGGTAGCGCTGGGGGACGGGCTTGCTTGGCATACCGCGACTAAGCCTGAGGAAGAGCATCCGCTGGTCATGGCATCCCCAGCGGAGTGCGCGGACGCGGCTGTCTACTCGGTGCTTATGCATCTCGCGCATGACGGCATGGCTGCACTCGATGATCTTTTCGAGGATGAAGATGACGCGCCTCCTGCCGAGTTGCGAACCGAGAACGGTGAGCTAGTCGACCTCGACGGCACGCAGAGCTGACAGATACATCTTACGAACCGTGCCGGGGTGCCATTTCTCTCCGCCGGCAACGGTGGGGACGCCGTCGGCGTTGAGTTGCTTTGCGATTTGCAGGTAGCTCATGCCGGCGGTTCTCTGCTTTACAATCCGGTCACGAATGTCAACCGGCGCGAGTGGTTGAGGGCCAAGGTCGATGCCCCAGCGCTTGCCGCGTTCCCGTCGATCCTTGTGAACATCCTTCTGGCGCTCCGCGATAATGGCGCGTTCCATCTCGGCGAGGGCGCTCATCACTGTGACGACGAAGCGCGATGAATATGATGACGTGTCTAGATTGAGATCTAGCATGACGAGTCGCCATCCGTACTTTTGCGAGTGGTCGATGATGTCAAGGAAGTCTTTGGTTGATCTTGCTAGTCGGTCTAGCCTGGCGACAAACAGTGCGTGCGCTGTTTTGTCTTCCAGGCGTGCCAAAGCTTCCTTTAGTAGCGGGCGACCTTTAATGTTCTTTCCAGACTTGCCTTCTTCTCGAAATAGCTCTACGTTTGTAAAGCCGGCTAGATCAGCGGCCGCGCGTAGTTGTCGTTCCTGCACGTCAAGTGACATTCCATCGTTGACCTGCATCTGAGTAGACACGCGCATATACAAGAGGGCTACTTGGTCACTGCTCTCTACGCTGGCTGTCATTCTTCTTTTTCA